CCATATAATGAAAAGGAGAATGTATTTATGGATGAGGAAGTAAAGCCACAGGTTGTGGAGCGTAAGACATCACCACGCATCAACCCAGATGCTATCCCTGTGCTTGCCACAGCGGTTGGTCTTGTATCTCTGCTTATGATTACATCATTCGCAGTATCGTTCAGCGGTATCTATGAGGTATCTGCTTGGACAGGCTTGCCACCGTTCTTACAGTGGATACCAGCAGTGTTCATTGACGCTGCTATTCTAGCCTACACTATTTCGCTAATCGTTTTTAAGGCTCGTGGAGAGTCAGTTTGGAGGACTTTACTTGGTCTATCGGGTTTTGCTACGGTTTCTGTTGTTGCTAACATCAGTCATACTCTCTCTTTCTGGGATGGTTCTCTTACTGATTTCCGTGCTTGGGTGGGTGTTCTTATCACTGCTAGTGCCCCTATCGCAGTTCTGCTTGCGTCAGAAGAGATTACTCGCCTTGCGTTTGAAGCAAAGGAAGACTAATGATTGACGAAGACGGCAACCTGATTACAGAGTGCTACTGCGACCCTTGTGGCTCACCAGAGTGCGACTGTTATGGCAAGCGTTGTGGCTATTGTGTGGAGCAGGAGAGTTAATGACCTATCTAACAAAGAAGGAAACAGCATATTTCATTTTGATTGGTCTAGCATCTATGGCTGTGCTTATTGGAACTTTATTCGCTTGGTCTAAGACACAAGTAAGTTGCTGGGATTTATACACAACAGAGGAGCAAGCAATAACTAAATGTGAAGGAGAATAACAATGGTAGATTATAAGTTCAAGAAAAAAGCAAGAGGTAGCCATTGTTCCAAGGGACACGAGTTCACCGAGGAAAACACCTTCATTCGTGCTTATGACAATGCTCGTGTATGTAGAGAATGTCGCAAGCAATATGCCAAAGAAAAGTATCAGAGAAACAAGGAGAAGAATGGTGGAGTAGCAAGACCAAGAAAAGATAAAAGCAACTTGACAGAGTTTGCCTTTTCTGCTACAATGACACCAGAGGCACATAAGGCATACGAGGTTCTTACTGTTGGCATCAACAACAATAAGACACCTTGTATGACTAATGGACCTGAATGGTATACAGATAAGCCACAGTTAGTTTCGCCAGACGAGGCAGAACAACTGTGCTATGGATGCCCATTGCTAAAGATATGTTATGACTACGCAGTAGCAGACAACCAGAAATGGGGAGTCTGGGGTGGGATTAACTTTACCGAGAAAGAGGAGGAACTATTTGATGAGGACTTTTGATGATATGAAAGTATCGGAACTAACAGCAGGTCTATTCAAGTTGCAGACTGAAAGAGATAAGCAACATAAGGTTGGAGCAAGCCAGATTTCTGACCCTTGCACCAAGCACCTAGCACACGCACTAATGGGCACACCACAGTCTGAACAGAAATACTGGATGGGTGGCAAGATTGGAACTGCTGTGCACTCGTTTCTGGAAGATGCTATCGCAAAGACAACTGATGATGCTTTCAAGGATGCTATTGTTGAACAGAAGATTGTGCTTGGAGAATTGCCAGATTACGGCATAGTAAGTTCCAAGCCAGACCTTGTTCTTCCGCACAGTCGTCAACTGATTGACTGGAAGACAAGCAGTCGTGCAAAGGTAAAGAAGTTGCAGAACCTTGTGGCTGGTCTGAAAGACGATGAGGAGAGCAAGTATACTCTTCAGAAGTATGTAGGACAGGCTCAGTTGTATGCTTGGGGTTTGAACAACTCAGGCACACCAATTGACCGCATCACTCTAGTATTCATAAACCGAGATGGCACCTACGAGAACGACATCTGGTCTTATGGAGTAGACTACAACGCTACTTTTGCTCAGGCTTTGTGGTATAGACTAGAAGCTATATGGGAAGAACTCCAGAATGGTGGTCACCCAGACAGTTACCCGAACAATCCTAACTGCTACAAGTGCAACATTGGCATTTAGACACGCCATAACATATTTGACTACAAACTCAAATATGTGTGGTATAATGTTCATCTCACAACAACACAAAACAAATAGAATCTAGGAGGAAACTATGAATGAAACAACCACCGAGTTCCCAGAACTCCCATTTATGAAGTTGATTCACAAGGCGGAAGCCTTGAACGCACCTAAGAGCATCTTGCTTTACGGAGATGCAGGTCGAGGTAAGACTTGGCTAGCAGGTTCAATATCTGAGGTCGCTGGTTATGAGCCAACGCTACTGATTGATGTTGAAGGCGGAGCATCAGCAATCGCTCGTGACTTCAAGAATGTTGATGTTATCAGCATTACCACACACGAGCAGTTCATGCAGGTAACTGCGTGGCTACTATCAGGTAAGTCCAAATACAAGACTGTCATCATTGACACTATTGGTGTAGTTATGGACCGTGCCGAGAAGTTCTTCGGTGAGAAGCCAGAGAACCAGAACAACAAGTTCGCTAAGTGGGGCGACCTAAAGAATTGGGCTAACGAGATATTCCGAGCGATGCACACAGCACCGTTTGTAAGCATCTTGATTGCTCACGCTCTAGATGACAAGGATGAAAGCAGTGGTGCAATCAAGACTACTGCTATGCTTCCGGGTTCATTCAAGAGCACATTGCCATCCATTCCAGACATCGTAGGATATCTTGGCGTGGAGAACACTGAGGAAGGTCCTCAGCGTGTGCTAGTAGTCGGTCAGTCAGAACGCCTTGTAACTAAGAACCGTTTCGGATTGCCACCAAAGATTTACCAGCCAACGATGAAGGGCATCATCGAACTCATCAACCAAGGAGGTAATAAATAATGAGTATTTCACTCAATTTCACAGCAGAAGACTTGTCTTCTAACTCAACAGGAGATTATTCTGTTGTGCCAGCAGGTAGTTACAATGCAACCATCTTCGATGTAAAGCAGGAAACTGTCAAGTCGGGACCAAATGAGGGTAAGCCTCGTTTCAACATCCAGTTCCGCATTAGCGATGGACCAAGCGAGAACCGCAGAGTCTTCGGTTATGTGGCACTATACAAGGCTGGCGACTACTGGAAGACCCAAGCGTTCTTCAAGGCTCTTGGTTATGACCTAACCGCTGGCGAGTTCAAGGTTCCAACTCCACAGGAATTGTCAGGCAAGCCAATCGGCGTGCGTGTCAAGGTGGGGAAAGACCAAGACGGCAATGACCGCAACGAAGTGTCAGGCTTCGATAAGGCAAGTGCCGATGCACTAAGAGATGTAATCATGGGTTCTATTGGAGCCACACACATCTCTTCTGGTGATGTCTGGTAATACCAGAATGGGCAACCCTGAGCATGGTTTAAAACTGCTCACTAGCCCCTACTGGAGTTTCACGCTTTGCTCTCCTCCTTTGTGCGTGTAGTCTGAGTTCGATTCTCAGCCGGGGCACTTTTGACCATTAGCTCAACGGCAGAGCAGAGAACTGTTAATTCTAAGGTTTCTGGTTCGAATCCAGAATGGTCAGCCAATTAAATAACTACTATCAAAGGAGGATATATGAAGACAGGTGATTTCTTAGATGCCATTTATGGAGATGCAAATGGCTTGGCAACGGTTGTTACCCGTGGTCAATCTGGTGAACTAACTGACCAGCAATTTTTTGAATACCCACAGCAGAAGGATGCAATGGTTGCCCTTGCCACACAGAAGGCAAGTGATGATGTTTACTACTCGCCAATTCTATTTAATGCACCTCGCCGTATCAAAGAGAACGCTAAGACTGTTCATGTTATCTATTCAGATGCTGACACCTGTGCCCCAGACAATTTCCTAGTAGAGCCGTCTATCTCGGTCGAAACTAGCCCTAACAGATGGCACTGCTACTGGATGCTAGACTCTGAGGTTGACCCACAGGTCGCTGCATTGCTGGCTAAGAAGATTGCCTATGCCCACGCACACCAAGGCTGTGACAAGTCTGGCTGGAACACAACTAAACTACTTCGAACACCTAACTCAATGAACCGCAAGGAAGGTGTGAACCACGCAATCACAGCCAGTGCTAGTGGAATTATTTACAAGATTGCAGAACTAGAAGCAGTTTATGGTGATGTAGAAGTTGAGCCAATCCGTGAATTATCACTAGAGCCAATGCCAGCAGGTTTCCCAGAGTTGATAAAGACTATGGGTAAGATTCAGTCTAACCCAGAGATTGTTGGGCTTTACATGAACCAGCCTGATGCTAACGCTGACATGAGCAAGTTACTCTGGAAGTTAGAGATTGCTTTATTTAAGCAGGGACTAACTGCTGAAGAAGTCTTCGTAATTGCTCGTGGTGCTAAGTGTAACAAGTATCACTCACCTAACAGACCTAAGCGTTCAGATGCTGATGGCGACCTATGGCGTGAAGTCCAGCGTGCTTCGGTGTCTTACAAAAGTGGAGAAGTCGCACAGGTGATTGACCTGTCTGACATCGAACCATCTTTGCAACTTACTAAGCCATTGTTCCTGTCTGATTCAGAGCGTAGAATTGTTGCAAGCAATCCTACCTTCATTGACCAATACAAAGACTGGGCTACCAGCAAGACTGATGGTGCTATTCAATACCAGATTGCCAGTGCGTTTACATTGCTATCCTGCGTATTCTCAGACATTGGCTATGCTGTGCCTAAATTCGGCAAGATGGGCTTGAACCTTTGGTTCATGGTCTTGGGTGAAACAACTCTAACCCGTAAGTCAACCTCTAGAAACCTCATGCTACGTGCTGTGCGCCAGTATGAGAAGTTCTCTGGATACCAGATTGACATCGGTTCGGATGCAACACCCGAAGGCTTGACGGCCATCCTAGCGGAGCGAGACAAGCAGACTTCACTGCTTCACCGTGACGAAGTTCAGGGTATGTTCAAGGACTTTATCAACAAGACCTACATGGCCTCAGCTGCAGAACGCTTTACTGAACTATACGATGGCCACGTACCTGTGACTATCCGTTCAGCCAAGGGCAAGACCCAGACG